TCCACGCGAGCTACCTGAACCCCCAGAAAAACTGGCAGGCGAGGGACGCCGCGCCCTATTACCGCGCGGATCTTGAGGCCGAAGACGGTGGACGCCGTCTCATCGCCGAGCTGCGTCTGCCGACGGTGACAGAGCGCAGGCAGGTCCAACGCCTCATGCAGGAAATGCTGCTCGACAATCGGCGGATGACAATCCACTCGCTGACGCTGCCGCCGAACGCGTTGGGTATCCTCCCGCTCGACACGCTCACATGGTCCAGCGCGAACAATGGCTACAGCAACAAGCTTTTCGAAGTGCAGACGAAGACGGTCGACCCAGCCACGCTCAATGTCCGGGTGACGATCCGTGAGCGCGATGTGGCGGATTACTCCTACGATTACGAATATGCGCCGGACCTGCCAGAGCTTCCGACCTCTGGCGAAGATATCCAAGATGGTGCGCCTGAAGATGGCGAGCCTGATGCGCCGTATGTGGATCCGGTCGATGGCACGACGCCCCTCGATCCCGTAGAGCCCGCGCCCGGCACCGGTGCCCTGGTCGCACTGCACTCCGATGCGCTCAACCGCTCGAACGACGCCGGGGCGACATGGACACACACGCCAGTGCCTCTCAATGCATGCTCGGATATTTCCGCCTTGGAGAATGACGGCTTCGTCATCCTGGCAGCGTCCGGAGCGCATTTCTCTCGCGATACCCGCGGCTGGGATCGGCTGGATTTCTCTGTGCAGGACGATATCGACATTGGCCTGACGAACGGCGGCTTCGAGAGCGCCGACCTGACGGCATGGAGCACCGAGACCGGCGCGCCCCAGGTTATCGACACCTCGGCCCCCGCGCAGCAGGGCGGCGAGTGGTATCTGACAGGTCAGGACTACGCGGTCGAGCAGACGCTCGAACTTCCCGCCTGGGATGCAGAAGAGGTGGTCATCGCCGCTGATGCCTATGCGGGCGGGACGAGCACGGCGACGCTTTCCGTCGTCGTGACAGAAGCGCTACCGCAGCTGACCGGGAACGGCAACATTACAAGCGGACTTGTCGTGAATTATGCAACTGCGCCCGACGGCGGGCAGCTCGATTTGCACGTCGTCAGCGGCGGTGGCGGTCTGACTTCTTCTGGCGAAGGCTTGAGCACGCTTGAGCTTCGCTATACTGACGGAACGGCGTATAACGGCCCGTGGCTAATCGCTGTCGGTCTGAGCAGGTACGATAGTTTCGGCGTTTTGGACGGCGACTTTATTGAACTTCTTCTTCCTCCTGGCTCAGACGCTGAGTTCGACAATCTCCCAGGTGCAAATCAATATTATGATGGTGCAGAAGTTAGGTATCCGAACAACTATAGTCATGCGGGAATTGTGACTTCTGCAAATCCTTGCTCGGTAAATGTAGGAGTTTTGACCGGGTCAGTGGATATTACAGCCGGCTCTTATACCGCGTTCTACAACGCTTACGAAACCGGCCAAGTCACTCTCGGCACCGTCACTGCAAACCGGCCCGCATGGGAAACCCTAAGCATTAAAGGCAATTTCCAGGGCAAGCGCCGGGTCCGGATCCGGCTCGAGGGCACGGGATCCGAGGCATATTTCGACAATGTGCGAGCCTATGTGCAGGAGACCAATGCGGATGCTCCCCAAGCGGTCGCATCGGATCACCTCGACCGCCGGCACCTGGTGGCGTGCGTCGATGGCTTGCATGCTGTGGATGGAGATGGCGTGGTCACGGCCCTGGGCTCGGTGCCCTTCGCGCCCGTTTTCCTGGCAGGGCGCGGCGATACAATACTCATTGCCGCTGGGACGGACATCGCGATCTCCAGCGACAACGGCACCACCTGGTCGCAGCACACCGCCAGTGCCCTGGTGCGCCAGCTCTTCGCCACGCCGACGCCCGCCGCCGTCCTGGCGAATGGGGATGTCGTGAGCGTTTCCGCCGGCGGCCTCACCGCGGAGTCCAGCCTCGGCGAAGATCACTGGCTTGCATACGCGCGCCGCCCGGGCGAGTGGCTTGCGGTCGATAGAGCAGGCGCCATGCAAGCAGGCGGCCTTTCTGTCTGGGCATCTGGCACGGATCAGCCGGCCGCTGCTGTTGCCTCCGCGCGGCGCGTCCTGGCGGTTGAAGCCGGCCGCCGTATTGGCTGGGTCGATGGTGGCCGGGATATCTTTTACCGCGATCTGTCGGACGCCGCCTGGTCACTCGGGTATCCGCTTCTCGACGACATCCGGGCCCTGAAAGAGGTCAAGTAAGGCAGGGATTCGAAAGCGAGAAAACGCGCCGGGCCACATTTCCTTGGAAAGGAAATGAGGTCTGGCATGATTTACCAGGGAAGAGCAAAACACCCCGTCCATGAAGCCTGTCTGCACACTGCCGCCACGCCTGGCGAGTGGTGGATTGGCAAGACGGACGAGGAGATACTCGAAGCCTTCTGGGATTGGCATGTCCGCGACAACGGCTGGCGCAAGATCGGCTATCAGCGGATCTGCACGCCTGACGGCCGCATCTTGCACGACAACGGTAAACGCTTGCGGTCGCTTTACGAGATTGGGGCAGGGGTCGCCGGCCACAATCGCGGCGTAATCCACATCTGCATGATCCCTGTTCGCACGCACGCCGGGATCACTTGCTTCGAAGACTACTTCACCGAAGCCCAGCGTGTTGCCGTGAAAGGCTACCTGCGCGAACTGGCAGCGCTTACCGACCTGCGCAAGGTCAGCGGCCACAATGAATACGACACCAAGGAATGCCCTGGCTTTTATGTCAGGACCAAGGATTGGCTGCGATGACGCCCCGGCAGATCGCATCTTCTGCGGTAAAGGAAGCCGGTAGAACGGCCGCCGACGCGTCCAGAGATTGGTTCGCTCTGCTGATGACCGGTCTCGGTCTAACCCTGTCGGGCGCAGAGTTTATCGGCGGCGTCGTCCTTGCGATCGCAGGCGGCGCCATTGCGGCGCATTTCCGCCACGGGTCGCTGACAAGTCGCGAGCGGCAGGCGTGGTGGATCACCATTCTTGTGGCAGCCTTTGCGGGTATTCTTGCCGGCCAAGCCGCCCCAAGCATTGCGCCCGGGTGGCCACCACAAGCGATCATGGGCGCGGCCGGATTTGCTTCACGCTTCCTCGTGAAAATCGCCCTTCGAACCCTCGGCATCCTTGAAGACCGATCCGACCGCCTCGCGGATCGGATCGCTGACAGGATCTTGCCTGACAAGGACGACAAGTGACCCGCGCCCTGGCCCTCTCCCTGGCGCTGCTCCTGGCATCATGCGGCTCTATCACAGAGACCGCCGTCAAGACAGTCGCCGGTGCTGCCTTGGGCGGCTCTGACGGCGTATCTGTCGACGCGCAGATCGGAAAGACAAACAGCAAGACGATCGGCTCATCGCGCAACACAGAGATCTCCGGTCCCGTGATCCGCGACACCGCGATTCAGCAGCTCGAACAAGACAACCGGCAGGACACCGGCGACACGGATGTTGGCGCTGAAAACGTCGGCGTGATCAACAACAACCAGGTGCCCATCTGGCTCATCATCCTGTTCGCGCTTGCTCTTCCGGCGGTATGGGAGTGGCCGCGCCTGATATCGACGGCGTTCCGCAAGGCGCGCGTATGATCCGCCTGGCTCTCATCATATCAATCTGGCTCGCATACGTCGCGGCCATCAAGCTCGGAATCCACGGTGTCGAAACCCTCAATTCTTTTCTTCCAGGCTGATTTTTGTATGTGTGATTTTTTCCCTAAATCCACTGAAAGAAAACAATAAAAAGGAGGCCGGCGATGGACCTCTCGAAAATGGGGCGGGTGAAGTTTGGCAAGAGCATACTGGTGATACCAGATGCGCATTCGAGACCGAATGAGATGGCCGCAGACTGGGACCGGCTCACCGCAGCCGGGAAACTGATCCTCGATCTCAAGCCCGACGTCGTTCTTAATCTCGGAGATCTCGGGGACTTCGATAGCTTGAACTCATACAAGCCCCGCGCCGCCCAAGCATTCGACGGAAAATCATTGCGTCGCGATGGCCAAGCATTCCGAGAAGCGCTTCGCACTCTACGCCGCCCCGTTGTCTCCGAAA